GTTTAATTTGTTCATAATTTTTTGTTTTAAATTTTTTGTTTTTAGTGTGAATTTTTTTTAAGTAATCAAATATGTCATTGTCTGACATTAAATCGGATATGGTAATCATATCTACCAATACGTTTCCAAATGAAATCGCATAACTAAATGCTGAAATTTTTGCTTTATCAATCTGTTCCCATTTTTCTTTTTCATTGGTAAAACTTCCTTTAAAGCATATCGTTTCTACATAAGTAGCATATACTGAATTTTCAGTAATAATAACATTTACTTTTGTTGCCATAATTTTAGTGTTTAGTAAAAAAATCGAGTTAAAAAATATAATGCAATAAACCCTATTGCATAGACTTGATACTTCTGTTTTGATAAAAATGTTTTCATAGTTTTATAATTAATATTCATATTCGCCAATATACAATTTGCCATTTACGAATGATGGCTCATATTCTTTATGGTCTTCCATCATATCAGTAGTTTCCATAAAATCCGTGTAATCTGCCAATTCTAGTTCGTGACATACGATTATAACCGGAAATTCATCACCCCTCAAAGGATGTTCGTAAAATACGATTTCTTGACCTTTAGAGTTTATCATTCTGTCGTATTCAGTTGGATTGTGTTCCATTAATTTTTTGTAGTTCATAATTTCTAAATTTAAAAAGTTACTGTAAAATTTGTATCAACATAAAAGTATTTTCCCATTTGTGGGTCAATGCCGGTTATTTTTCTAATGCTATAACCTATTCCCCAAAAAGCTTTGTATACGCTTCCGGCATAACAAGGATTTCCACCTTCGGACATTATCCACATATATTCCCCACCACTTCTATGGTGTTTGTTTACTGTCGTTAATTTGGCACCGGCCAATAAAATGTCAATAATTCTTTGTTGTGGTTTTGTGAATTTGCTACGTTTTTCAACGAATAACTTTTCGATTTCAATTTGTGTCATAATTTTTTGTTTTTAGTGAATTTTTTTAGTGTTTCATAGTTTTCTAATCATCGGTATGGACACACATCCATAGACACCGTTTTCTTCCTAGACCAATACTCACATATTGAAATCCGATAGTTAGGACTTTTAATTCCACCATCACGCACATACTACCTATTCGGGTTCGTGGAACATTTGGCTTTCATCACTACTCTGGCCTATGGGCCATTTCGCTTCCGGCTGACTGTCGTTCGCAGTTCGATTTTTTAGGTCTGTTCTTGACCACCTATTCACAGAAAGGTACCACTTCCAGCTTATGAATTATTCCCTTCAAAGCCGGTACAAACTTGCAAACATTTTTTTAATAAAAAAAGCATTTATGAAAAAAAAACACAAAAAAAAATGCCAGACGTATTAAACGTAGGCATTTCTCCCGTTTCACTAAAAACTGTTATTAACTTAAAACAAAAAGAATGAATTAATCAACTTTTGTAGAATGCAAATATATAGAATTTATATTTTTATAGTATTCTATTTTTTCAATTATTTCAAAATCTTTAATTTTAAAAGTTTCTTTAGCTTTGTTCAATAATCCGATTGCAGTTCCTTCATCGTAAAGTTGGTCCAGATGAATTCCGAATTTATATTGTTCACCGTATTTCATCACGTTACAACCTACGCATTGGACTTGGCAGTTTATTTCATCCCATCGAGTTGAATAATGTTTCCTTGATTGAAAATGTCCACATTGTAATTTATTCCAATCATCGACTTTATCACAAGTGAAACAACTTGATTTCCCATTTATGGAATATCTGGTCCGGATGAAAATACTGAATTCTGTATCCAGCTTTTTTATTAAATTACTCGGGCTAGTTTTTTTTTGTTTTTTGACTTTCGGTTGTGGATTGAACATAAATAAAATAGTTATTAGTTATTATATTAATTATATTATATTATTATATTATATATTAATTATATTAATAAGCAAAAAAATAGCGCAAAATTATACCTTTTAAGCAACGATAATTCAAAGAAGGTAACTTTACACTATTTTTATGTTTCGGTATCTTAAACCTAGTTTAAAATACTTTTGGATGGCTATTTGCTTAACTTGTGTGCAAACATTTTGATAATTGTAGTTGGTTTGATTAACTTACAAATAAATCTCAATATAAAACCGGCATTAGTCGTGTGTGGACTTTCTGCATAAGATTGCGCTGACTGGTCTAGAACATTTTTTATTGGCTCTGGAATATCATTCAAATCCGATAATTTTAGGCATTTTTTAAAAATTTTCATAATGTGTTTTTCCGTTAGTTTTTTTTGCTTTTAATACTTGTTTTCTATTTTTGACATTGGTATAGGATACGTGAACCCAATCCGGTTCCTTCGAATTTCCAAATTCCCAAATTAACTGGTCAAAATCTAAATTGTCTTTTATGTAATTGAATATATCTTTATTCGATATTCCTTTGGCCCCAGACATATCGATGTCCATCGCTTGACCACTACAATGTTGGCTTGTGATTGACCCCTTAATAGTTTGGTTTAAATTAAAACTTCTGAATACAGAAGTCACTCGAATTGGCATTTTAAAATTTTCTCTAACTGGCTCAAAAACCTTTTCAGCTAAAAGCTTCATATTTTCGATTTGCGTTTTAGTAGGATTGTTATTTGCAATTCCCATTTTTTCAGCCGTAGGCGAATAGGTGCATTCTTTGAACGAAAGGTGTTTACTTATTTGTGTCATCTTTTTTTTTAGTTATTTTATAAATCATTATTACGGTGTAAACTATTGATAAAAATAATAAAAAAAGTCTCATCGTATTTTCTAAATTAGTAAAAGACAAACCAAAAATTGTTCCGTTTACTGCGTAAACTTTTGCTTGTTCAGTTGTCATTTTTATTTTGGGTTTTTAAGTATTTCATCATTTTTTTTATATTATCTTCCTTGACATTGTATCGGTTTTTTTTATTATTTTCCAATTTTTCAAGGTTTTTATCATTAATTTTTTTTGCCTTTGTAACCCTCATCGCCATAGGATTTTTTATTATCTTTTAATTTTTATGTAACAGTATAAAAAAGCATAATCGTGCCTAAAATGGGCATTAAAATGCGTTAAACGGCCTATAACACCCAAGGTGCCGAACTAGGTTTTCTGTCTGGAAACATATCAGCATTTTTGTTCAACCAGTATTCTGGGAACATTTGTGACGCAAAAATTCCCATATAATCAACAAACCTTTGCGCATAAAAATCGGAAAAAGTTCGATGCTTTTGAACTAATAAATCAAGTTCATCTTTAGACGTACTTTCGGAATTATCTGTCCGATGTTTGAAGACACCACCATTCCTAATTTGATAATTTGCGAATGGAAGGTAATCTACCATAGCGAAATGTATTAGCATTGGTTGGATATATTCTTTAACCAATTCTAAATAATCGCCAGTTAATGTATCCGTTTTTATTTTATCAGTTATCGAATTGTACAACTGCGTTCCCAAATAATTCTGTATATGCATCTGTTGAGCAATCTTAATAAAATTTAGAAACAAATCCGTATCAACATTACCATTTAGAATAGTATTCTGTTTTAGGTCGTTCGGTGTTATGAATAATGTAGTAGCCATATTTATTTTGTGTGTTTTGCTATCCAATCTGGGTGATGTCCACCGTATTCGTTAATGTCAATAGTTGGGATTTGTGCCGTATCCCATCCGTTTGGGTTTGGGTTATAACCGGCAATCGAAGATACTTCTTCACTTGATGACAATGCTTTGTCTTGTACCGGTAATCCGTTAGGACCTATTTTTCTTTGGTATAAGTTTTCATTCCAATAGTGATGGCAGTAAGGCCCCCCTTTGTACTCGAATAGTGAATAATTTTGTCCATTATGTCCGAAAGAATTATTAACCCCAGAAAAACTGGCTTGGTCAATATCTTCTTTTCTATAAACTACTCCATTCGAAGTTCTAGCCATCATATTCACGCAAAATTCTCGTGATTTGGTGCTAGAATAAGCTTCTGAATATTCATATCTAACTTTATAATATTCTTCATCCAAAAAAGACTTTTCACTTGGATACGATGCTATTTGGCCACCAGTTTTTAAGTGAGTTCTTAAAGCCACTTCCTTTGTCCAGTCTTCTAGACTTTTGTTATTTTTATCGTATTTCCTAGTCGCAATTAATTCCCATTCTTCATTAACTGTTTCACCAGCCAAATTTGTCAATATATCTTTAGCCAATTGTGTTCCCATATCTGGAATGGCTTTTAACGTATTTTGGGATGGGTTTAAGCCACTATTATCTTGAATTGGTGTTATTGACGCTTGTTCAAAGTCTAATGGTTGTAAAGTCTTAAAATAGAGTTTTAAAGAAATGTCATTAAAAGCTAGTATTTTGTCAAAGAACTTTATTAATAAATTTTGAAATGGTCGAATAACTGTGTTATCCATCAAGATAGACGCAGTTTTTAATTCGTCTGCGTTATTTCCAAAACCAGTTTGGTCTTTAATACCTAAAAGCATTGGCGAAATTACTCGGTGTGCAACCATTATTTTACGCATACTTTCATCAGATAGAAATTGATACTGGTTGTGTGCATCGCTTAACTGGACCGGCTCAATACTTGACGATAAGGTGTTATTATCGTTGAAAGAAAGAATAAACCTTCCAGCGTTTGAAGTCCCAGAAAATTTTGCTTGGATGTCTCTTTCAATTTGTCTTTGCTCATCTTCCGTAGGTGTTCCATTATTGAAGTTGATTAACATCGAAGGTGCCATACCATTCATAACATTGTTCAAATGGTAGTTGCTTATTTCTTCTTCTAACTCACAATATTGTAACCCACCTTGATAATCAACTGGCGAATAATAATAGAAACCGGTCTTATATGGTTTGATATATAAAATTTCTTCGCTTTGGTCACTTGTGCCAAATGCCGGAATAGGTAATGGTTTTTTTTGATTATTAATTTCGGCCCAATTGTCTGCGTAAAAATACGTTTCAATTTCCCCATCATCGTTACATTTCCCACTTCGTAAAGTTTCAACCGGCCAATGGTTGCATTGTACTATTTTGGTCCGGTCAATGGAATAAACAACTTGAACTGCGCATTGGCCCATAGCTTTTAAATCGTAACATAGTCTTTCAACTGTATCGTCATCAAACAAAAGCATAGTTTGAGCAAAGTCTTCCGGTTTCAATAATTTGTCAGTAGCATCCAATCCCTTACCAAATATCATTTGACTAATACCATTCACAATTGCGTTATTCGTAGGACTTCCATTTATCCTATCTTGTAAATAACCAAAATAGTCGTTATCATCGCCATAAGCAACCCAATCTTTATTTTTAACCTCAACGATTTGTGGTGATGTATAAGTTGATAATTGTACCATCCCAATGCCACCCTTTTTGGTTACTTCTTTTTTTATTATTGGCTTTCTCATATTGTGATATATGTATTATTATTTATGTTCGGGAAGTTATATTGATTTTCGTTTATAGTAAAATTATCTATATTTTGGTCTGTGCAAAAAATTCTGTCTTTATAGATTATTTCTTCGGTATCGTCAAAATAAACTTTGATTGTAAAAAATGTATTTTCTATAAAGAAATCAAAATCTTCTGCGCCAATATAATATACGTCTTTTATATTTTCTCTATAAGTTATTAATCTAGTGTAAATTTGTTTTGTAGTTTCATTCGTGATATCTACATAAATATCATTCTCATATTCGTCAAATTGTCGAATTGGAATAATCGGAAATGTTTGCTCTAGGTTTGTATTAACTATTATCATATTCATATAACGTAATAATTTTGAATTTTGCATAAAAAAAAAGGTATTGCCGAAACAATACCCATTTTTATGATTGAATTTATCAACCATCCCCTTCACCATATATGCCTATATTGGCGTTATTTGTACTGGAACATCCCCTACTTCAACAATGTTATTAGTAACCAAAGATGCAGTTACGAACTGCGCCATCAAAGGTTCTTGGCCAGTAATTGTCAAAGAATAGCCATTTAAATCCCCTAACGCAATTCCACTTGATATTGTGCCAGTTGTTGTTGTACCTCTAGTCATACCAACGGCCAAAAAATTTCCGTTGTTATCCTCGATAAATACGTGTGGCCTTCCAGTTATAACTTTTTGAAGTTCCACTTGGGTCAATGGGTCAAGTTTGGTTAAAACCAAAGTTAAAACTTGCTCAAAGAAAGTAGTTCCATTATCGTCACTAGAATTTATTGTTTGCTCTAATCCGGATGCGCTTTTTACATCGTATTGATACAAACCAAAATTTCCAGTAAATGCAGTCACATATCCATTACTAATTGTCGCACTACCTAAAGTGCCATAATCGGCTAGAAAAACTCGTCGAATACCCCCTACGGCATCCTTACAAGCTAATTTACGCCCAGTTGTCATTAAACAAGCCATAAGTTAAATTTTTTTAAATTAATATAAAATAAACTAACCTAATTAGTCTATTGCGTAAACAACTGCGTCTTGACCAAATCCAACTTGTAAACCTTGTGTCCAACGCATTACAAATCTAACATTCTTCGAGCCGTCAATTTGAGCCATATCTATGGTTTGTACAAGATTTTGGTCATCTAATAAACCAGTTCCAAAATACAAGTTAGAAACAGTAGTTAAAACCATCAAGTTACTGTTTTGGTCTTTTAAGCCGTTTGCAACGAAAACTGGAATTCCATCAAATGAAAGTGACCCACCGGCAGTATACCAAGTTGTTCCTTGTGCATTCAAACCGTTTGCGCCAATGTTCGTAGCAAATCCACCTAAAGCCGAAACGTATGCTTTCGCCACTTTCTGTGAAACGAATAATTTTAGGTCTTCTTTTCCGTAGATTGCATCCGGACAAGCCGTAACAACTTTTCGCATTTCATCGATTACGTTTGCAGTAGTTATTGCAGTACTACCAACTAATTCGGCCCCATCTGCCAACAATAATTGTGGAAATCCATCAGTAATATTCCAAAGATATTTTTCAGTAGACAAAGCCACTTCGTTTAACATTCTTCCGATAAAGAAATCCGAGAATGAAGTTGGTAAAACATCGAATGCAGAATAACCCATTTGGATGGCATCCCAATCCGATTGAAATGGTGTTTTACAAAGTTGGATATTTACTTGTTTTTCATCAACTTGTAATACTCTATCTGCTAAAGATACTTCACCAGCGTTAACGAAATCACAAGTTGCGTTTTGAATTAAATCTTCTGAAAAGAATTGCTTAATTGTCTCTTTGTACTTTACATTTGCTCTAACTGTCACACCATTATTTGCGATAGTGTTTGCGCTTAAAATCGCAGATGCGATATAATTACCGGCAAATTCTCCAGCGTAATTTGTGGTTATTGTCGGTTGTACTGCTAAATTTGTTCTTCTTAAATTTTTCATTTTTTTTATCTGTTTATGTTTGCCAATTTTGCGAATATTAACGATTGTGGGTCAAACGATTTTGTTCTTAATTCTTGTTTTAGTTCTGTTGGTTTGTGTTTTGTTGGTCTACTAGCTGGTGTTGATGAAAGTTTTGCTTTCATTTCTGTTTGTCCACCGGTTAAGGCATCAATTTTAGCTTGTAATTCATCTAATTTTGGTTGCATCGCATCGACTACGGCAGTCAAAATTTCCTCTAATGTTGCCGGTACATCGGCCATTGCAGTTTCCTTTTTTTTCCCAGCTTCTACTTCTGTTTCTGCTTCGTCACTTTCGGCACTAGCCGTAGCAATTTCGCCAATAACCCCGATTTCGTAAACCTCGATTACAGTTCCATCTGCCAAGGTATAAGTTCCTAATTCTAATGGGTCTTTGTTTTCACCATTGATTGCGAAAATAGGACTGCCAACCGTAAAGCTATCAGCTTCCACAACTGTTCCATTGTCTAATGTCGCTTGTTCAAGCTTTACTTTTCTATTAAGCAAAGCATTAATGCGACTTAAAATTTCTGTGTTTTTCATTTGTTATCTAATTTGTGATTTTAATACTATATCGCCATAATACAAGACGTCTTCCCAGTTGCTTGATAATTCGCCAAATGGATTATTATATCCAACACCATTATTATCTAATTCACTAGCAATTTCTTCAAATTCCGACTGTTGTCTATTCCAGTCGTTTTTATATTCGTTCATCGTGCTTTCTAATCCTTCTTTCAAACTTTCAATTTGGCCTACGACATAGTCAATTTCTGCGTTTAAGCTAGTTGACGTATAAAAAAGTTCATCACCTTTTGCTTTCACTTTTTCAATAGCTTCTCTAATTGCGTCTTCGACTGCGCCTAATTCTTTTCTTTTTTTGAATTTCTGTAAATTTACGAATACTCTACTTTCTGTTTTCATATTTTACTAATTTCCAAGGTTAAAAGATAGTGTGTCAGCTTCATTTTTTATTTCATTAAATCGTTCTTGTACATCCAATAAAATATTGTCGTAAGGGATGTCTAAACTGTCCAATTCTGCCGAAACATTTATATAGCTTTGTTCGTATTCTCTATACCCACCATCTGCTTCAATCATTAAAGTTGAAACAAAGTCTGCCAATTCTCTTGCTCGGCTTTTTGCGTCTTCTAGGTCTGCACTATAATCGTCAACTAAAGTCAGTAACATATCACCGTAATTTTCTAGGTCTTGTTTTACTGAATTAATTGCATCTTCAATGGCACCAAGTTGTTGTTTTTTTTCTGCTTGGATTTGTTTTAGCTTATTTATCGAAGCTATAACCCTAATTTGTGTTTCCATAACTGTATAACGTATTTGATTATTAATTTTGCATTTTTGATTTTATTTTTCTGCTATTTTTTCTTTGTAGGTTATTTCTATTTTATTCGCATTAACAAAAATTTCGTCAACTTGTTCACTACTTAATTCCAAATCCTTTTGTATAAAGTCAATAATTGAATTGTCTCGTTCAAAAGAAGTTCCCATTTCAAAAACTGCCATTGTATCGCCTTGTGTCGGCTCTGGAAGTTTCTTTATTGAATTTACAACACTTTCGAATAAATTAATAGTTTTTAATTGCCTAATAATTTTCCATCTTGGTACCTCTAATGGTACAAGTGATTTTTGATATTTTTTTATTTCTTCTTCAGTTGCACCCTCGTAAAAAGTTCTTTTTTCAAAATCAAAAAATGCTTTTACAAAAAATTCCGTTTGTATTTCTTCAATAGCAATTTCTTTTTTGCCTAATACATATCTTGGGTCAGTAATGAAAAAATATACTTCGCCAGTTATTTTGTTTACTATCGTAATTCCTTTTGGTTGTTCCATTAGCTTCTTATGTTCATTAATTGTGGTGCTATAAAGTTTCCATCGGTTGTAACTCCTAACTCCATTGTTAAAAATATATAATTTGTTATTGTTGGGTCAAAAGGGATATTTACAGTATCGCCTAATGATGCAGTAACATCGGTAAGTAAACTCAATGTAAAACTATTTCCAGCCAATAAAGTTACTCCAGTATCTAAATATATTATAAATGACCTTTCGATTGTAACTGTGTTTGCCGTTGGTGCATAGGTGTAAAATGCTATTTGTGATGACCCAGCTAGTGAAAATGTCGTATTGTGTCTTATTCTAATATTTACGGATGCCGTTCCATTCGGTTTTGTTGGCTTTGCTATAATTCGCATTATATCGGATATATTAAAGCTATTTGCGTCTATTACCGAAGCCGATATAAGTTGTTCCGTTAAAACTGGTGCCACATAAACATTTTGTGACTGAATGTCTTTATAAGATATTAACTTTGATGAATTTTCCCATCTACTAATTGATTGATTATAACGTAAAAATTGTCCTTCTTGTGGTCCTTGAATTGCCACATCGTGTAATTCTTCTAACTCCCATCCGTTCATTACTTTTACGTACATTCTTCCGTTTATAGCGTGTGCGTATTCCACATAACCCACAACAACAATGTGGCCCCCAATATACCCACTTGGTTTTTGTTTTGTAAGTTGACCAGCATAAATTGGACTTAAATAAAGTACATCGCCATCAATCCAAGTTTCCCCTTGGTTTGCGCCAGTTGTATTAACATTCTCAATTTGACCAACTGTCATTATATATCCTTCTTGATTTGGTGCAATAGTTTCAATCGGTATTCCTATTGTTTCTGCCGAATTCAAATCGCTATCTCCCAAAGCTAAATCAATTGCTAATCTTTGACCTTGTGAGCCACTTATTCTAACAACTTGTAAAGCATCTTTTTGTAAATTAGTAGCTGGTACTGTTTTATTAACTACTCTAGTTATCAAATCAACACCGTTTTTTATAGTTACATTTCCACCTTTTAATAGTGTTTGTGGTGTTCCTATTGCATCATTCCAATATGTAGTTCCTACGGCTGGTGTTCCAGTTGGCGACAAATCTAAATTAACTTGACCGGCTGACAAACCGAATTCGCCTAAATTTACATTCGCAGTTGCACCGGTATAAGGTACAAATGTCGATGAACTAGGTATCGTAGGTTTGTTTAAAATTTGCGCAACCCCAGACGTAGCATTCCAATCACTATTGACTTGTGCCGGTGGAATTGTTGGTTTGTTAAGTATTTCCGAAACACCAGAAACAGAATTCCAATCCGAATTAACTTGTGCCGGTGGAATAGTCGGCTTATTTAGTATTTGAGCATCCCCAGAAATAGCGTTCCAATCTGCGTTTACGTTTACTTCTGCGCCATCTTGAATACCATCTAATTTTGTTTTTAGAGTATTCGTAAAATCGTTTTCGCTTAATCCTTTACCGGCTATTTTATCTACTTTTAAAGCATCTTGGTCATCAACATAAGTGACAGTAGCCAATCCACTTATCGAAGGAATAATTGGCTTGTTCAAAATTTCGGCTTTTCCACTTGTGGCATTCCAATCGCTATTAACTTGTTCGGCTGGAATAGTGGGTTTGTTTTTAATAAAGTCTGCTAACGTATTATTTGACTGGGTCCAATCGCTTTGTATTTGTGAAGCCGGTATTGTCGGTTTGTTCAAAATTTCAGTAACACCCGAAGTAGCATTCCAATCGGAATTCTGTTGTGGTGGAACATCGCCAATAGTTATAAATCCACTATCGTTTGTCAAATCACTTGTGGCAGTTGGAATACTAGGTTTGTTCAAAATTTCAGAAACACCAGTTACCGAATTCCAATCGGAATTAACTTGTGGGTCTGGTATGCTTGGTTTGTTCAAAATTTCGGCATCGCCACTAACTGCATTCCAATCAGCGTTTACATTTTTTTGAGCATCGTCTTCAATCCCTTCTAGTTTTGTTTTTTCGATAGGACTGAATAAACCGGCATCCGTATTAGTAGCCAAAGGAATAACGGCATTTGTTCCATTATCGTTATCTACAACACCATTCAATGGGTCTGGCAAATAAGATAAATTTGTTTCGCCACTAGGAAATTGTGATATTTTTACTTTTTTTGTAACCCCTTCGTTCACAATAGGCAAAACGTCATCCGGCCCTAAATTTGTGACTAAATCTAATTGACTTATTTTTTTGTTCATTTTTTTATAGTATTATTTTTGAGCCATCTTCTAATAAGATATATTCTTGTGTTTCTTGTAAAAGGAAGTTAATAAACGGTACTGGTTCACCAGTTATAACCCCTATTCCTTGTGCGTGAATTGTTCCATCGCAACAATCTTTATCATAGGTATTGTCCGGACATAGGCACCCCCTAGGCCCACCTTTCGGACTTGTTCGGCTGGGTGTTTTCCAATCACTTCTACGATTGATACGCATCGATTATTTGTTTAATTGATAGTAACTCTAATCCGGCTATAATTTCATCGCTTAAATCATCGTTAAAATCCTTTTTAGACAATGGTTGTAGTTTATCGGCAAAGTAACCTTCAATCGAAAAACCTTTTACAATTCCAGTTTTGATATAATCATTCCAGATTTCTTCGTTTTCTACTTTGATACTTCCGACCCAAGTTCCTACCGGTAAATTTAATTCGTATAAATTAGATTTATCCTTCTCGGTATCTTCAACAATCCAGCTTTCCACCATCGTCAAACCAGATACCCTATTCAGATGTTCAAAAGTAGCGTTATTTTGGTTGCCATTTTTGAAAAACATTTCCATACACTTACGAATTGTATCTTTTGAAAACCAAATCATATATTCCCCATCTTCGTCACGACGGTAAATTTGTTTGTCTGGCACCAGTAAGGCACCCATAATAATGCGCTTTTCAGTTGATACTTCGGCAAATTTAAATTCCTTTGGTTGTTCTTTTAAAGCTATCCAAGTTTCTTCTATGGCTGGACTTTCTACTAAAGAATAGGCATCTATTCCGGAAAGTTCCATATTTTCATCGATTATTAATTCTATTACTTTCATAATTATATAACGTATTTTTTATTGATTTTGTTTTTTATCCTAAAGTAGCGTTTTGAACTATGCCTCTATTCAGCGATTGTTGTGTTGTGACATCGCCACCAACTACAAAAGCTTTAACCGGTTGTGTATTTTTTCCAGCTATTGTTTCAGCAATTTGATTTGCACCACTTTGACCCACTACGTTAAAACTTGGCGCAGATGGTGTACCGGCAGAAATTGAATTCCCACCCCCACCACCACCTTTGGGAACTTTTACAGACATAATATTTTTAACGGCTTTGAAACCAGTTAATGACGCAATAGCAACGGCTGGAATTGCTTGTGGATAACCTAATTTAACACCGGCAGAAATACCTTGATAGGTATTCATTAATGCCGATGCAATTGCCAAAGATTTTCCCACTCCGGTTTCTTTTCCTATTACGTCACTTGCCGAAGATAAAGCTTCCGAAGTTTTACCAAGCAAAGCCATTTTTGCATTGTATTGTTCTTCATCTAATTTTTTAGAAGCTTCTTTACTTTCTGCTTCTATTCTTAACTTTTCGCTTTCGGTTAAATTTTTGTCTTGTAATAACAAAGCTTCTCTATCCAGAATAAGTTGCTTTTTTGCTTCAAAAGAAACATTTTCATCTTCTAATTGTAATTCTAACTTTGCTATTTCTTCACTCCTATCGGCTTCTTCTTTTTGCGTTTTTGCTTCTTTGTTTTGCAAATCAAAAGTTTCTTTTAATAACCTTCTAGCGTTTTCCTTTTCTGTTTCCGTAGCGTTTATATTTTCTAAATCTACTTCCAGTTGCTTCATCGCTTTTTCTTGACTTAAAGCCAGTTTTTGCTCATCGGTTGTAGCTTGTAAAGTAGCTTTGTCATCGCCTAATTTTTTTTGTAAAGCAAGGACCTTGTCAGCGTGTGATTTGTCTAAATCTAATTGCTTTTGTCTGAAATCAGCTTCGATTAATTCTCTAGCTTTTGCTTTCTCTTTTGCAGATAATTTTATAGCGTTCAATTCCTCAAATGCTCGTTCTTTTTGCCTAGCCAGTTTTTGTTGTTCTGTTTTATCAGATAAGTTTTCTATTTCATCTGCATACTTTTTTTCAAGGTTTTTTAAAGCATCAAGTTGTTGTTGGCGTTCTTGTTTTGCTTTCTCGCCATCGGCTTTCTTTTTTTCGTTTGCTTTGTCTGTGGCTTGTTTTTCTGCTTCCTTTTCTTGTGCATAATAGTCGGCATCGGCATTCATTTTTTCACGACTATTTTTTACTCGTAAATCCATAAGCTTCTTCATATTCGCATCAACTTTTTCTAATGCTTTTGCCCTATCTTCTTCGTTTAATTGGTCGTTTTGTAAGACTGCTAAATTTTCCATTTCTAACAATTTCAATTCTTCGTCTATACGTTTCTTTTCGGAAGCTAAATAATCATCGTTTATTTTCTTTAGTTCTTCTTTTGATGCCCCATTTGCCTTTGCGTATTTCATAGTAATGTCATTAGCAAAATTTGCACTACTAGAAACCCTATCGAATGCTTCGGCTTGTTCGTCTAATGCCGATGTCATAGAATTTAAAGCTTGTTCGCTTTGCTTTTCAGAACTAAAAAAATCAGCTAGTATCGTAATCAATTCGCCCAAAGCAATAACTAAAACCCCAACACCAGTACTCATAATTGCACCCTTCAAACCTTTCAATGATAAGTTTGTTAGGTCAATCCCTTTTACTGCGCCAACAAACGCATCCGATAAGCCACCGGTTGCTTGACTTAATTTCGATGTAAGCTGACCAGAATTCAATATTTGTTTTCCGTAATCAACCGTTTTTTCTTGGGTCTTTTTTACGTTACCATCAAGTTTATTAAAGCTTTCGCCCAGCTTATCAATATTCGATGTGGCTTCGCTGGTTTGAACTTTTACCTTTACTTCTACTTCTTGTGCCATTTTTTAATTTTTAATGGTTTAATCGCTTCTTTGAATGTTTCCGGAAGCTTATATTTACCTTTTGCGATTGCTATTAATTCGCTATTGTGTTCAAAATCTAATTTCAAACAATCTAAAATTTCTTTTATCATACTGCAAATTGTGTTACACTTATTATTTGGTCATTTGTTTTTACCCCATTTCGATAATACTCAATTACAATTTGGGTAAATCTATCAACACCGGTCAAATTTTCTTCTACCGTTACTTCCAATGAAATATCGTTTGGATTATATCCCGAAGTAGTGTAATTAAGAAAGTCTATATTCCCTTTAACTCCAAAATAATCATAGTCATTTAAATATATTTCAATTTCAATAATCAATTCCTTTGCATCGGTTTCTATACTTTCAAAACTAGCAAACCTAAAGCCAACCGTACTAACTGCATCCGGACCCCTATAATCTGTCAGTAGTTCTAAATCCGTTTCGCCAGTTGTTAAATCAGTAGTGAATGAATTTATTATGTATCTTTTATTTCGTATAACCATCCTATCGTTCAACGCAATTCCTAAAGGTATTCCGAAACCATTTTGAACTGTACTTCCTAATAGACTAGCTGGGAATAATGCTTTTACTTTTAACATTCTAGTCTTAATATTGTATAAATTATCAATAAAGTTTCTATACTGTCTAAAATATAATCCTTGTGGTGCCAATTCGTTCAACCAACTTGACTGCTCATTTCCGAAATTCATAGTCATTAATTGCGAATGTGATGGGTCACTTGGTAAATTATCATATTCGTTAGAAAATCTTTGATATTGGCCAATTGAATTTGGTGCTGGTCCACCACTTTGAGTTAGAAATATTCTATCGCTTCCAGTCAAACCGGTTACTCGGCCACTCAAATAAATTAGCATCGGTTTTGGTACATACGGTTTCAAATCCTTATCAATCAAAGTAGCCGTTTGAAATAACTTTCCTTCTTTTACTAATTCAAACAAAACATTCTCGAAAGGTAAACTAACATCGAAGGTTGAACTTTCCGTAATCCTTTCAGAATTATAAATTAAATTTCCGTAATCATTTCCATATAAACCCTTGAAAGCTACGTTTAGAATATTGTTGCTTTCTGCATATTTGAAATTAAAACTTTTATATAATTTTGGTTTGCTTATGGTCATCTGGTCCTCATAAACGTATTCGGTTATATCTTGAATTTTACCAGCATTGTAATACATTTCTAAAGGTGCAAACTCATAAGTATTATTTGGCTTCGGCACAATCATTAAATTGAATGCTTTTATTATACCGGTTAGGAAATCAATTATTTTAATATCTGGAATGTAATTTACAATATCTATATTGTTTATGGTGGATAATGTTCCACTTACAACTTTACTTTGAGTGATAGTTTGCGCCCCAAATGGTGGATTACCGTAGCATCTTTGTAGCACTATTTCACTACTAAAAAGCATTGCACTTTCCGAAGAAAAAAAGAATGTATATCTATGTGATGCGCCATCCGTACTACGTCTTATTTCTTCACCTCTGACAGTTCTTGTGCCAGTTAAATTCGTAAAGCTTCTATATAATGTTCCATCCCTAAAACAAAATACGCTATAAGGAATTGCCCCATATCCAGAATTTGGGATTATTTTAATATTTATATAAATATAAATGTCACCGGTTGCGTTTAACGGAACAAAATTCCAAGTTGATGTTAAGGTATCAGTTGCTAAATTAAACTCGGGAAATGGAACGTATGGACTTGGCCAAAATACTGCATAGTTCAATTGAAACCTTTGCGTTATTTCGGACATCGACAAAGCTGGTTTTAAATATAGAAATAGTTTTTTCCATTGATTAAGATTGAAAAAACTGCCGGTAAAAGTAAGTCCGTATTTTGCTTGAATAAAAGAAAAAATAGAACTTAAAGCAATAGCCGGAAATAAATCATTCCATTTGATTGCGCCAGTTGACAAAGTAATATCGTCTAATAAGTTTCCACTTTGATATTCATATTTTTTTGCATTTCCAATTAATGGGTATCTTACTGGATAAGGAAGTCCAGTTAATGGATTATTTTCTAAAGATACTCTATTCTGAATTGAGCCACTATCGTACGTATGGTTTAACGAAGTATAATCTAAAACATTCAATTTATCATCTTTAATAATATCTTTTAACTGAACTAGATTTCCGTAAAATGTGATTGAATAGCTATTTATAAAACCATCTTTTTTTTCGGCTTTCTCTAGCTGAATAGTTCCATTTTTAAACCTATGCGTATTTACTTCGATATAAGCATCATAACGTACTCGATGGTCAAAACCATCATCAACCGAACTTTCATACCAATGCGATAAAATTTGATTGTTATTTTTAGAAGCTGGAATAGTAAACGACTGCGAATAATCTGTGTATAATTTACCGATGTCATTTGCGTTCCCGATTTGGGAAGTAACACTTATTTTTTCATCGTTGAATAAATCTAGTCTTTGGTAATCACTTCGATATATTTCGTAGGTATCGAATTCCAAAACCGGTAAGCCAGTTTCTAAAGTTAACGTAGTTGCGTTGTTTGACAAAATCCAGCTAAATAAACCTATGCTTTGGCCAGACGTAATTTTAACATAATGGCCTACGTATTGATTTGTAGTCATAGTTAGGTTTGTTAAAATAGAAGTAAATGGCGAAGAATTATCTGCCTTTACCGTATCACTAATAACTAGGGTATTTTTTTTTATGTAAACTTCTACGCTTAATTTCATTATACGATGTTGTTTATTAGTTTGTTTGCAAAGTCAAATTCCAAAGTATAGTTTATATTCTTATCTGTAATATATGTTTTCTTTTGCATCGTACTGGTTTTGATTGTAACCGGTATTTCGTTGTTTAATAATATTGTATCTGAAAGCATTACGTCTTGAACAAATTCGTAGTAATCTTCCGTAATCCATCCGGTATTTAATTTGACGCTTTGATTTCCATTTACGTTGAAAGATTTTCTTTGTCCTCTACGTGGGTCATAGTTTACATTTTTTTGCATCAAAGCATAATCGCTATTTTTTACATCGATTGAATTATAACTAGCTTTGAAGAATGGAAAGTAATTCCAGCCACCATAATGATTAACAAACCATATTATTTCAACTGGATATAATGGCTCACAAATTTCTTCGGTGGTGATTGAGTAAAGAATTTCATTACTGTTATTATATATATTCAAATTTACACTTGCGCCATAAACTAAAGGAATAGCATAATTGAAAAAATCGTTTTCGCTATTGTAAAATAATTGTGTTTTAAGAACTATTCCATCTTCATCAATCCACTTCGCAGTAAATTTATCGGTTGTGTCTTTGCATATAAAATTATAGTAAGGTAATGTATAACCATTAGTTACATTCCAATATACTTTTATACTTGGGTTTGCCAATAACAAATATGAATTTGTGTTTGCAATATCGTAATTCATTCCTTGTTCAACTGTCGAAAAACCATTTACGGCACAAAATTCTATCGTGTCTAATTCAATCCAAGTTGTTCCATCTGTGCTATAATAGGTTGTGTATTCGCCAATACACCATTCATCGTTACCGGCTAAAGCTACGGCAGATATATTGTATTCCAATTTATATTTATCGATGTACTCCAGAATGAAAGGTGAAATATTATAGTTGGTTTCTGTTTGAGTTACTGACGCAATTCCTTCACTCATTACATAAGTTGGGTTAGTTGGTATTGCATTCCCTTTATTCCATAATTTTAATTCAACCTTTGTGCTTAATTGGGTCGGCTCATCAATAATAACTTGGTATGGACTTCTAGCTAAAATTACATTTATTGGCATCTTATTTTTTTAGATTAGATTTGATTATAAAATTTACTGTATTTTTTACATCGAGTGCAAAAGCATTTTGTATTAAGATTGGCAAACTATTCATATTTTTTTTAACTGCGTCTGTCAAAAATGGTGTGGGTGCAATACCTTGTCTATAAACGCTTTCACGAACTGCATACGGATTTAATCCACGTTTGGCACTCCAGTCAATAAAATGTTTCACGCTTGGCTTAATCCCTTCCTTAAAACTGAAAGGACTTTCGCCACCATTTTGTTTCCACATTTTTCCCTTGTTGTTTGACCGGTTAAATTTGCTAGTTATTTTCCTAACCCCACCGGCACCCCTAACACCCTTCTCAACGAATGCACCGTAGTAACTCATCGATATTCCTAACTCAATACTTTGCTTGTAAAAGATGGCACCGTTATTTTTTAAGCTACTTTGTAACTGGCCAGTATCAACTTTGCCACTAGCTGACAAATTAGCTTTGGCATCTGAAATAACTTTATCCCCAAATCTGTCTAGCGCAGATTGTAATTCTTTTAGTTTTAGCATTTGTTTATATCGTTTGGAACTGAAATGGCTAATGTGGTTGAAAAACCGGCTAACATATTTTCCATTTCTTTATTGATGAAATCCGATGTTGGCACCCCTTCTAGTTCCCATCCATCGTTATAAATAGTCGATTGATAAATTCTAGAAACAAGTCGATTGATTACATAAAGTTGGTTTGTCCAAATGTAGACTAGATTGTCATTTCCGTATATTAAATTTTCTGGTAATTCTTTTGATATTTCGACAATATCCAAATTCAATATTGTCAAATTGAAAGTTAGTGTGCTATCGTTATGGGTCACGTTATCAAGTTCAATATGAGCAAATGGGAATATAGTCATTTTCTGTAAATCGACTTCCGTTAATGTTCCAACTGACACCGTATTACAAAAAGGATTTGATTTTAATTCATCCGTTAATGCTTCAATTATTCTGTAAATTGCTTCGATCCCTCTAGTGTTATTTGCCATTTTTTTGTATTCGTTTTAGTTCGTTTCGTTCCTTTTTGTTTTTTGAAATCTTATAACATAAATTTTGTAGGCATTTATGCATTGACATATTTTCTATCGCTTCATACTTTGTAAGGTCGCCCCCAGCGAGTTCATCGACTGTTGCATACCAACCCCAGTTTCGACTAAATTGAGTTGCTTCTGAAAAGTCATCGTGTTCTTCTGTTCCAAATACTTCAGAATATATGTCGTGCAATCCAGTCCTAAATTCCAAAAAAAAACCATAGCACCTACTACAGCATCCATTGGCATTTCTTTTAGAGCATCGTGGTAAGTGTCGCCTTTGTATTCTTCAACTAAATACTTTCCGTTAAACTCTTTTGTAATCGGTCTGTATAAAACTCCCATTGAATGTATTATAGTTTCCCAATCTGATATGTTTGTGTTTAAATCTAGGAACTCCGAGTATTTCATATCATCAAGTTTAGGTAGCCAGCCAAATGTAATATTACCTACTTTAAATTTCATTACTAATTCCGGCTCTTGCTTTATAATTTCATCTATCCTATCACTAATTGTACTGATAAAAGAATACTCTATATTCAATACTTCTATGTGTGTAAGGTTACAAAATATCTCTATCTTTTTTATTTCTAAATAGT